CCAAAACTATCCAGCCCCCGCATAAACGGCGACTTGGACGTATATCGGAACACCTGTTTACTGATTGGGGTTAGATACCTGGCCAATTCAGCAGTGTAACGCGTGTTACGATACTGAATGGCTCTGGGAGCCTTAGCAAACGCAGAGCGGTCGCTTTTCTCCAATTTGACAAACATCTTCACCCGACTATCAGCCTCACCAACCGGTGCTAGCTTTAACGAATCATACGCACGCTCATAGCGGCGCAGCAATGCCCCTGATTTCGATGCCAAAACTTGGTTGGCCGTCCACGCAATCAGGTCTCCCTTCTTCCCTTTCATCCACCGGTAGTTCACAGCGAAAGCCTTTTCGGCCAGCTCTCGGCTGACTTCCGGGGTCTCGCGTAAATGTCGGTTAACTAAGGCAGACAATTCATTCTCGGCACACGTATGGAACGCCCTTTCCTCTTGTACTAATGGTGAAATTAGTCGCGGGAGCAGCTGAGTAATGGCGCATTTGTGTATACCGAGTTTGGCACCAGACGTATCTATCCTGCAGCCTCTGGGTAATGGCCCTGGGACCATATCACCCTGACACCAACAGGCATGGATACGCTGGCCCCCCTATTGTTTTGCAACAGAGGGTAATTTTCGGGTCTTCCCGAACCACCCGATCTTACCGAGCGATCCAGTCAAAGCCATACCGGACACCTTATGCAGGTTTCGGTTGGCCGGCCCTTTGAGGTGTTGGCGTACCACCTCCTCAGCCGGGGATGCCGTCATGGCCACTCCGATAGCTCTGGTGAGTTGTTCCGCACCATAAAGTTCGGACCATGCGGGGAATCGAGTCTCCATCCATGGCCGGCCCTTTTGGGCCATGTACAGGAACGTCGCGTCCGTACGCGGCTGTCCCACGGTCACCTTACGCAAGTAACCGACCAATTCAGGATGTGCGTGAAGTTCGAATCTTGCCTTCATACGCGCGGTTTTGGGCATACGGCCCCCAAAGCCAATCCTGGGTGTCGATGCGACGGTTTTGACACCGTCAACGAGGCGCTGATTCCACTTCGGCCTCTCAAGCAACGAGAGCTCACTAGCGGCCCTCGTCATCTTGACATCAATCCCTTTGCGGCTGCTAACCACCATCGACTTAACGCGCTTCGTGGCACGCCTGATCGATGACAATATGCTACCGCCCCGGACACCGCTATAGGCTTGGTTCACAGAGGTAGCCGCCTTAGCGACGGCTTCCTCCGGACACACGACAGTCACGGTTCGTCCGACTATCGCGTCCATTGCCTTGGCGTCAGACGTAGGCATGGCCATAAACCTTACGGGTATGGTCGGCGCACTACGCTTCCGGGCTTGGGCTGCGTATGTCGGTTTCAACAATGGTGAAGACTGGGCTATTTGCTTAATCAAGTCGGACTTGAGTCCGGCGATTTTGGCAGCCTGCCTAGGCGACGCCAACGCTGTCTCTGACAGACGCGACACCACGACCTTGTCCACTTTCAAGGCCGCACGCTCTCGCTTACCAAGGCGCACGCGCTTTGGTGGGAGCTTCTCCGCCTTCTTAGCGGGCGGTGCCAGCGGCTTTCCTTGCCGGGCATAAGCATCTGACTTGGTCGTCGTGGCCAAAGGATGCCTCAACGGGATCCTTGCACGGCGGCGCAACTCATTCACAGTGCCCACAGTAGCCGTTTGTGGTAAAAGCGCGGGGTTGACTTGCCAATAGTGGCTAAGTGGGTTCACAGTTCGGCTCTGTTCCCCACAACCCTGGGCCTGGCATAACATCAGCTTGCCGGTGCGTGTCTCTCCGACATCAATCAAAGTGTTCCGACCACAACCTGGGCAGCGGTGTGTGCCAGCTTCAGCTATCATCAAGTGGTCGTAACCACTCTCCATCTTAGCCGGCAGATCTTT